CGCCGTCCCCCGGGTTGATCGGGAAGAACAGGGTGCCCAGGGCGGAGGAGGGGAACACCACCGGCACGCCGCCGATGGGCGGGATGTCCATGAGCACACCGTTGGAGGACGGGAGCCGAACGGAGGGCTGGACCGTGGCGCGGCGGGTCTTGTGGCCGTCGTAGGACGTCACGATCCCGGGGATGCTGGTGTGGACGCCTTCGATGTTGGCGTCGATCAGGAACTGGACGGCCTCGGGAAGGGTGATCTTCGACATCAGACGTTCCCCGACGCATCGCGCGATGCGTGGATCGCCATGTCGAAGTCCTCGCCAAAGTTCGTCAGGCGATAGGTGATGTCGTCCGCCACGAGAAGCATGTATCCGTCGGTGGAGAGCGCCGGGTGGCTTACCTTGACGGGGCAGTTGGGGCGGGCAATGTGGTTGACGAGCCCGTGGAGCTCGACACGCTCCCGCTTGGCTTCGGCGTCAGCGTACTTCTTATACCACACGGTCTGCGCGGCGCGTGTCTGCCCGTCAGGAGACTTTCGCTTGTTGTAGGCCGCTTGGGCCTTCTGGAGCGCCCGCGCAGCCTTGACCTCTTTGCGCCAGGCCGTGACCTCGTGGACCACCCACTTGGCGCTGGTGAGTCCGCTGGTGAGGTCCCACATCAGCGTTTCGATTTGGAAGTCGGGCTGGCCCGCCTTGAAGACGCGAAGTTCTGCGAGGTCGTAGTAGAGCCCCAAGTTGACCCCGGGTGCGGCAAGGATCTTCTCGACCCTCCGGAACATCTTCCGCATCGGCCCCACATCCACGAAGCCGCCCTGGGGAACGATGTTCGATACGTTCACCCCGAAGACCGGCACCCCGAGGATCAGGCCCAGGCCGTTGAGGATCGTCTGGAGGTCGGTGCCGGGGTCGTAGGAGACTGCGGTCAGAAGAGTTTCGAATTCCATCGACCGCGCGCGGAAGCCGTAGGCGTTGATGGTCGTCACCCAGTCGCTCTCGATCAGCGTCGATGTGGCGTAGTCGATCTGGCCCAAGAAGATCGTGCCGAAACCCTCGTCGGTGTAGCCCGCGTCCACCCGCAGGATCTTGCCCGGATCTTCCAACCACTTCCTCGTGTCGGAGTTCAAGTTCATGATCTTGACTTCGGCGACGTTGCGATCCATCGTGTTCGAACGGTGGACCTCCGCGGAGGCGTGCAGGGAATCCTCGCCGGTGACGTGGTTGATCCCGGCGAGCTGGTAAAGTTCGCCCTGCTGCATGAGCGTCGCTGTGCCCACCTGCGTCCCCGCAGGATTGTCCCCCGCGTAGATGTCCAAAACCCTACCGAACGCCATTTTGCACCTCCCAGGCGGCGATCTCGGTGGCGTTGAGGTAGCAGAGGAACCACTGGGATCCCAGGTCCGGGAACGCGATGGGCTGTCCCACGACGCCGCTGGAGGCTGGGAAGACGATGAAGTCCCCGGGGAATGCGAACAGGCTCTGCACGGCGCGCAGGAGTGGGAAGCTCGCAACCACCTTCACCCCGTAGAACGATGACGTGGTGCCGTCGGCCAGGGTCTGGGTCACATCCAGGAACCAGAAGTTGCTCCGCCCGTTCCACCGCAGCGTCACCACGACGGCTGTGCCCTCGTCGGTCACGAACCGAAAGGTCTGCTGGGAGGAGAGGAAGGGGTTGTAGGCGAACTTTTTCATGTGCCGTCCCCCGAACCCTCTGCGCTGATGATGCCGCTGGGCGGGACGGGCGTGTCGGTAGGTGTCTGCGTGCCGTTGCCGGCAGGCTGCATGGCGCTCAAGTTCCGGGGGATCGTGGGGTTCAGGGCCTTGGCGGACACGGCCAGCGCCGTCGTGTTCAGCTTGGCGATCACCTTGATCTGGACGTAGTCGATCGTGAAGGTCAGCGAGTCGCCGTCCTCGTGGGTCTTCGGCACGGACACCCTGGTGATGACGATGGAGTTCACCGAGTAGGTCTCCAGCACGGTCACCAGCGTCACGGTGGTGCGGGCCAGCATGAGCAGCTTGAAGGCGTCGTAAGCGGCCAGCGCCCGGTTCACGGACGGGCTCCACGTGGAGGCGTTGACGCCACCGGGCCCGTACTTCAAGGAGTAGTTGGAGACCAACACCTTGAGCCTGCCCGACATGGGGAGGGGTTGGATGTGGTCGGTGATCGGGTCGCCGCTCTGGACCGGGTGCTGGCAGACCTTGGCGGAGAGGGTGATCTCCTCCTCGATAATCAGGTCGAAGTCGATGGCCCCGAGGGTCGTGGTGCCCGCGCCGGGGGATCCCGCCGTGAACTTGAGGCCCTGGCCGGACTTCCGGAAGAAGATGCTCCCCTTCGAGTAGTCGGACTGGTTGGCGTTGAACTGTCCCTGGGCGTTCTCCTGGAGGCCCATGCCGGTCAGCGGGCCGGGAAGGTCCGGGGACTTCTTGGAGAGCCCGTCGGCCTGGAAGTACTGGGTCTGGATCTTCTGCAGGTCGGTGGGGGTCGGTGCGCCGTCCGGGAGGAACCGAGCGCCGACCGTGGCCACGCCGATCGCTGTGGCGAGGCCGTTCATTCGGCGGCCTGGGCGATGCCGTTGGCCAGGACGTCAAAGTGGGTTCGGAACGACATCCCGGCCAGCCGCAGGACGTCGTTGGGCACGTTGCCCTTGGGGGTGGTGTTGGCGGCGGTCTGCTGCGCAGGCGGCAGCAACTTGGAGAGACCGTCCGTGATCTTCCCCATGTCCGTGGACATTTGGGCCATCAGCTTCGCGGACAGATCTTCCTGCAGAGGTGTGCCGGACTCACTGGGCTTTGCCACGGGGTGCGAGAGCAGGAAGTCCAGGTTCTTGTGCGCCAGGAGTAGCTTGCGGTTCGCCTCTAACTCCTTGAACGCATCCCCGCGAGGTCCTTTGTTTCGGAACGCTTCGCGCTCGGCCATCTTCACTTCCGTCTCCGCCGTGGACTTGTTGGCCACCCACGCTCCGTACTCCATCTGGCGGTTCACACTCGCATTGTCCTGGATGGCCTCATGCAGCTCCAGGATCTTCTGGATTGCCCACCCTGTGGCGATGGTCAGCCCGATCATGCCCGCCTGCGATGTGGCGAAGAAGGCGTTCATCGCACTGCGGGTCCCGAAGACCTTGGTGTACTCCCACAGGCTCGTCAAGGTGCCTTGTAACATGAACGCCCGAAGGCTCGCCAGGGCGGTGGCCGCTGAGAAGCTCACCATGAAGGTCGTCACCTTCGCGATCGCAGGGCCGACGCCAGCGAACATCATCAACAACGCCAGCAAAGACACCATGAGCAGGTTGTGCTCGCGGATGAACTTCACCACGTAGGCGAGGTAGCCGAGCAATTCCAGGAGGGCTGCGGAGATCCTGAACACCGCACCCATCGCTGCCCCCAGCATTTCACCGAAGCTGCGCAAGCTGTCTCCAGCCCCCTTGGTGCCGCCCACTACGATTCCGAGGGTGTCGATGAAGTCGGCGACCGACTTCTTGAAAGCCTCCCACCCGGCCACCATATCCGTACTTTTCAAGACATCCCACAAGTACTGGAGTCCCGCCGCCAAGTTGGTGAACGCCGTGCCAAGCCAATCCAGGTTGATGTGGGCGGTGAAAATCATCAGCTCTTTGGCGATGGGGAACAGCTTCTGCATCGCAAGGCCCGCGCTGATCCGCAAGTTATCCAGCATGTTGGTGAGCGCGCCGGAGAACGTATGCACCTGATGAAGCTGGTGCTCGAAGTACATTCCGCCCTTGGTGGTGGCGTACTCGATGGCTTGGTCGATCATCCCGATGGTCAGCTCTCGGTGCATCGCCAGGGTGCGGAACTCGGCCTGCTTCTTCCGCATGAATGCCTCGGTCGCGCTGCCCGATCCCACGTCCTCACCCTTCTGCATGAGCCCTGCCTTCTCGGCGGCCATGAGTGCAAGCTGCTGGGTGGGGTCGAAGTTGCCGCCTTGCCGGAAGCGCATCAGCTCCCGACCCGCCGCGAACCCTTGGGCGTTCACACGCCCGTAGACCTGCGAAAGACTTGCCAGTTGCTCAGAGGTCGTAGCGATGTCTCCGAGGATCCTCACCTTTGGCATGATCTGGTCCAGCGGTACCATGCCCATTCGCATCTGCACCGTGGCGTTGAGAATATCCTTCATGTAGAAGGACGTGCTCTTCGCGTAGTCGGTGACACCCTTGAAGATCACCTGAGCTTTGTCGGCCGATCCGGTCATAACCTGGAGCTGGGTGGTCATGGTCTCCAGCTCACGTGAAGTGTCCAGGACGCTCTTGCCGATCTCGTAGAAACTCAGCCCCAGCGCGAGTTTTCCCAGAAATCCCTTGAACTCCGCCAGCGAAGACTTCGCGCGGTTGAGGCCGAGGTTCAGTTCCCGCGGATCGACCTCGAAGCCCAGTCTGGTGAGAAGTTCAGCGACGACCATTTTGTTCCGAGTCCCTCATCTGGTAGGTGTTTTGCGCCGCCTTCGTCATCTGCTCCTGGCGCAGTATCCCAAGGTAAGCGTCGATGTCTTCAAGGTCCCATCGCATGACTTCCTGCAAAGATCCGATGGACTTCACAACCATCCAGATCTCGTATTCCGCTTCCGTCTGGGCGTCTAGCCACCCAACTTCGCCAAGTCCAGGCCCTTCGTCCCGAAGAGCTTTTGTAAGCCACTGGTTCCGGGGGTTCCCGCGCCACCCCCGATTACGGCAAAAGGGGAGAACTTGTTGTACCTCGCGACCTCTATGGCGAGGCGATAAAACATGGTCGGCCCTTCCCCCATGAGCCGAAACGCCTTTGCGATGGCGCTTGTCGAGTCGAGTAGAAGCTGCGAAGGTGCTCCGTTCGCCTGATCGTCGGACTCGGAAATCCAGACAACTCCCGCGAACAAGTCCTTGAAGAGTTGGTCAGAATCGTCCAGCTCTCCCAGAGCCATCGTCAAGGCCTGCACCAGCATCTCCGGGTCCAGCCCGGCCAGTGGATCTTCTTCCTCCTTCGGGGCTGGGCTCACATCGGCGGGCTCTTCTTCCTCGACACCTTGAGGATTCGCCAATTGGGGTTTCACCCCTGCGGTCATTCCCTTGAGCACCAGTAGGCACGGGGCCACCACCTTGGCGACCTTGATGTCGCACTTCTTGGCCTTGAACGGGTCCATGGGGGTCAGTTGGAACCTGTGCCCCAGGATTTCGATTTCCTTCACTTCAAGCATCTGGATCTCCCTTCCATGTGCTTACGGTTTGCTCGATCAGTCGCCGGCGATGAAGTTCGCTCCGACGCCCGTGGCGATCTTCCACGTGTGGTTCTTCAGCGAGTCCGCGTAGTCCACGTCCGGATCCTTCTCGATCCACGCCGACGGAGCGGCGAAGACGGAGGGCGGGGTGGCCGACACGGAGGACGCCGAGGTGTCCGTGATCGTGAGGGGAAAGATCCCCTGGTTCGAAAGCTGGTCCGCCGCGAGCAGTCCGGAGAGGACCGCGTTGTACGGCGACGTCTGCTTCAGGGTGATTTCCACCTCGAAGTCGTAGGCGTTCTTGTTGATGCGGTCGATCTCGCCCGCCGCCCCGCGCTTCTTCTCGAAGGCGGAACCCGAACGAGTGACCTTGACGAAAGAGCCGTCCGCGAAGCCGGAGATGACTCCGACCCCTGCGATGGCGACGATGACCTTGGAAGGGTCGAAAGTTCTGACCGTGGTAGACATCTGCCGTCCTCCTTAGAACGAGACCGTGCCGTTGATGACGACAGTGTTGACCGCTCCCTGCACTCGGGCCAGGAAGCTGACGTTGGGAAAGTTGCGGTTCGCCTTGTCGGTGGACGAGATGTTCGCCACCTTGGGGACCGTGACCACGATGGACGTCGGGTCTACGATTCCGTTGGCCGCCGCCGTCTGGAGCACTCCGGCCACCGTGGCCTGGAGGAGAGCCCCGCCCGCGTCGGTGAAGGGCACCTTGGTGTTCCCGGCGAGCAGCTGGAGGATCTCGGTCTGGATGTTGGTGTGAAGCCAGTCCACACCCATCGTGATGTCGAAGTACTTGTAGGTGCCGCCGGCGACCCATCCGCGCTCGGTGAAGTTGAGCCCAGCCACCGTGGTGAACGTGCTGGCGAGCTTGCCCCAAGCGTAGAGCTTCTGGCTCACCGTCAGCGCGTCCGGAGTCACGCCGGACAGAGTCCGGTAAGCGGGATTCCAGGAGCCCAAGGGCAGGGTCAGCACGTAGCCCAGCCAAGCGGCGGAGATCGCCTCGCCCGATGCCGGAGCGCCGGCGGGCGCCGCGCCGATGTTGATGGAGCGGTTGGCGTAGGTCGCGCCAGCGGGGTTGACCGCCGAGACCGGGGTACCGGTCAGCGCCTGGATCGCGGCGACCAGGTTGAGGAACGTCTGGGCGTCGCTGGTGTTGTAGAGGACCGAGTACGCCTGTCCGTTGATCGTTCCCGCGACCGTGTTGCCGGTGATGAAGGCGGCGCTGAAGGACAGGTTGACCACGCCCACACCGATGCTCGGGGTGGAGACCGTCGCGACGGCCTGCGACGCGCCGCCGGTCACCGTGGACGACGCGGTGGCGATCGCGGGCACGTGGTAGGTGACCACGGTGTAGTTGCGGGTCAGTGCGGCGATCTGCGTGGCGGCGTCGCCGGATCCTGCGGCCAGGATGGCGGGGTCGGCCGAGTCCGTGAAGAACGGACGGGTCGCGGTTTCCGCCCACCCGGAGATCTGGAGCTGCTCGGTGATGCTGGGGGACACCGTGGCGGCGTTGGGCACCGCCACGAAAGCGTACCAGTTCGGGTTCTCCGCCTGGATCGCGGTCAGCGCGGTGGGCCAGTCGGGATCGCCGGAGTCCCTGCGGCCCACGACGAAGCTCTGCACGTTGGGGTTCTGCGAGAGCATGCTCTGCGCGTACAGGTACACGCTGTCGAAGGTGTTCCACCCATCGGCGATCATGGCGGCCAGCGACGTGTAGATCCTGGAGCGCGTGAAGGTCACGGTGGTCTTGGCGGGCAAGAACTGCGCCGCGATCATCGGGGTCGCGAACGCCACCTGGGAGGGAACGATGGCCCCGATCTTGATGGAGACCGGGACGATTTGGTCGAGAGGCGTGGCCATGGTGGCTCCTTACTTGGTTTCGGTTTCGGCGGACTCGACCGCGGGGGCTTCGGCCGCGGGGGCTTCGACCTCGTTGGCGACATGGGCGAGCTCGTCCACGACGATGTGCTCGCCTGCGGCGGCAACCTCGGCGAGGCCGGCCTCCACAACGGATCCGGCGGGTTCGCCCAGCTTCTCCTCGATCACCGGGGCGGCGGACTTCAGGGCGGTGTCGACCGCTTCCTTGCCTGCTTCTTCGGCGACGGGCAGGACCTTCTCGGCTTCGGCGAGAGCCAGTTCACGAAGTTCCTTGATGAACGCCACGACGGCGTGCTTGACGCGCTCCTTGGCGCCGTCCGGTCCCGCGCAGTTGCTGGCGAACTCGATGCGGTGAAGGAGCCCGTGCTCCAGGTGTTCCCATCCGTTGACAAGAAGATTGCTCATTTAGGGCCCCAGGGTTTGAACGAGTTGAGCTGTGGCGACGGAAGGCACGGCATCCGTCGAGAGGTTGTTCACGGTGAACGATGGCTGCCACCGGTGTTCCCGGGTGTACTGCGTCTCCGTGGACAGGTACGGCAGCGAGAGGATCTGGTCGGAGAAGCGAAGAGCGCCGACGCCGTTGGCGGAGAACAGATCCTTCACGGTCTGCGTCTCCAGGCTTTCCTTCAGCGCGCGCAGGCTGTCGCCCAGGCCGCGCACTTCCCAGAACACCGGGCGGACGACGTAGCTGTAGTTCAGGTCGGTCTCCAGGGTGTCCTGCACGGCGTCGACCAGACCGTAGGGCTGCCAGTCGTTGTCGTCCTCGATCGCGACATAGGTGCCCGTGACAGGGGGCGAGGCATTCTGGTACGCCTGGAACACCGGGACGGCGCCGAGCACGCCGTATGCCCAGGTGTAGAGGAACGTGTAGAAGGCTTGGCCGGTCATGCCGTGGCCTCACGAAGCTCGGCGAGGTATTCGAAGTGAGGGATGAGCCCCACGTCGAAGGGGTTCTCCTGGATCAGCTCGTAGTTGCTGCCTTCGTAGACGAAGATGTCGCCGTTGGCCTTCGGGTCGGCGACGCTTCCCACCTGGAGCTTGCGGTCGGAGAAGATGCGGGTCTTGCCCACACCCATGCGCCCGATCTGGAGCGACACGAGGTCGCTGTTCGCCGGCTGGGCGTCCCCGATGAACGGCACGGTGGTCGTGGCTCCAACGGTGAGCTGGCCGTTGACCCAGATGTCCGCCGTCTGGCGGGTGACTGAAAGGTTCTTGGGGAACATAATCACGGGATCCACGCCCTCTCGACCATCGAAGCGACCTGCACCTTGGCGGTGGTCGTGTCGCGCATCTGCCGGGTGTCGACGAGAGGCTGCTCGGAGTTGTTCCCCGCAGCGTAGCGACGACGGAGGGTCGCCTCGGAAAGGGAATCCCA